CGACAGCCGCTGCCAAGGCGGATGCTTTGCGCGCCCGGCTGTTGGTACGGGGGCAGCGGCTGTCGCCGCTGCTGCTGGCGCAGGCTTTGTTGCGCACCCCAATCTATGAGGCCGCCTATGCCGCAGGCGCTGAGGCCAAGCCCGACTGGTTGGAGCGTCTGGACGGCCAGCCGCTAACGCTGCGGGCCGTAGCGCAGGCGGCTTATACCGCCGGATATCGGGCCGTGCTGCATGGTTACTGCCGGGCGGACATGCTCCATGCCATCACCGCCCTCATCCGCGATACCCCCGATGCCGACTGGTCGGCCGCTCTCAGACCGATGGATGCTCCGATCCACTCCGTTGCACAGGAGCCATCATGACAGCATTATTTTTTAGGGGTTATCTCGACCCTGAAGTCAAAACTGCCTGCTATCAGGCGCAGGCGGATGTCCTTTTCATAAATGCTGACATCATACTGGGGACATTTAAGTCCGGTGCAGGAGTTTTCCGCTTTGATATCCCGTTCCGACTGCCACTGATCCCACAGCTTTTTTTCGGCACCGGCAATGCCGAGATGACCGGTGATATCCTTCAAATATCCAAAGGCGACCTGCGGGTCTGTGGCATTGGGAACGCCTTGGGTGAGGATGACTGCCAGCAGGCTCAGCGCGTTATCAGGTCCCCGAACAAAATAGACGTCATCGGTCTTCGATTTGCAGGTGAGGTTCGGCATGCCCGAATGCGGTGCTTCCCGACAGGTGAAGCCCCATTTCTGCGACAGGGCGGCGGTTTCAGTTCTGGAAAAGGGCAGGCTTTGCGCGTGTGCCCCGCCTGTCATCAGGACAGCCGCAATCATCAGAAATGCCCGCATATTTCAACCCCTGCTAGCGCAATTCATGGGTGTGTATCATGAGCGATAGGCAATCGACAAGAACCCGGCTGATTGCCGCCATCCAGACCGCCCGCCGTGAGGTGGAGGGGATGGATGAAGACGAGGCGTGGCGGGCATATCTGCTCAAAACCGTTAAACTCACCAGTCTGCGGGCCATGACCGATGCCCAGTTGAAGACAGTTTTATGCGCACTTAACCGGCTGAACGGACGGGGCGGGCAGATCCGGTATGCAGATAACCAGCAGATGCGGATGATCCGGGGATTGTGGCTGGAAGCGGCAGTGGCCGGGATCATCCGCGACCGCTCGGAAAACGCGCTGTCGGCCTTTGTGCGCCGCCAGACCGGACAGGAGATCGGCCGCCTGTATCCGGGCAGTGCCAAAAAGGCGATTGAGGCGCTGAAGGCGATCATTCAGCGGGGGCATCATCATGCGGGCTGATGGCGGCTTTGCCTTTGGCGATATTGTGGTGCTGCTTGGCCCGGAAACTGCCTTGCAGCTGGCGCGGGCTCTTGTCGGCAAGCGTCTTTATGTGCCGCGCACAGCGCCGGGGCCGCACAGCAAGCTGGTCAGGCTGATCGGCCCTGTTCCGGCGGCACGGTTGTGTGACGCGGCCCCCGGTGCCGTCATCGAAATGCCGTCACGCGCGGCCAAGGCCGTGATGATTCATCATCTTCGGCGGGCGGGACATCCGATTGAAGAAATCGCCAACCGCTTGCTTATGAGCCGGTCGGGGGTTAAAGCCATCTTGGGCCGTCCTGCCCCGATTGAGACAACCGGCGACCGTCTTGCCGATGATATAACGCAATTGGACCTGTTCGGGGGCTGATGGGGCTGGCCTGCCCCATGCCATCGGCTTCCGCCCGCCCATACCGTATGCCGATCATTGGCATACGAGGGCATCATGACCCGGACAGGCACCCCGCAATCGCGCGGCATCCGCAACAATAACCCCGGCAACATCGTTCGCACGGCTGAAAAATGGCAGGGCATGGCGCCGGACCAGAGCAGCGACGGGCGTTTTGTCGTCTTTGTGGACGTTGTCTGGGGCCTGCGGGCGCTCGTGAAGGTGCTGCGATCCTACCGGCGGCGTGGCCTGGTGACGGTCCGCCAGATGATCGGGGCCTATGCCCCGCCCGCCGAAAACAACACCGGTGTCTATATCGATCATGTCGCCCGCTGCCTGCGCATCGGGCCTGATGATCCGGTACGGCTGGATGACCCGGATGTCCTGCACCGCCTGATGCGGGCCATCACCCTGAAAGAAAACGGCAGCGATCCTTACGAGGATGCCATCTACGCCGAGGCGATCCGCCGGGCCGGTGACGCATGATTGCCGCCCTGCTGCCGCTGCTGGGAACGGCACTGTCGGGGGTGGTCAAATCCGTGTTTCCCGATCCGGCAGACGAACTGCGGCGGCAGGAAGTGCAGGCACAGCTGCAACTGGCGCTGATGCAGCAGGCGGGGGCACTCGAACTGGCCGCCGCCGACATCATCAAGGCCGAGGCCAACAGCGAAAGCTGGCTGGCCCGCAACTGGCGTCCGCTGGTGATGCTGACCTTTACAGCCCTGATCGTCGCCCGCTGGATGGGCTACAGCGCCCCCAATATCTCCGAGGCTGAAATCCTCGCCCTGTGGGACATCGTCCAGCTGGGCTTGGGCGGCTATGCCATTGGCCGTTCGGTCGAGAAGGTCGCCCCGGCTCTGGCGGACGCGCTCAAGGGCAAGTCCCGTGGCTGACGACATGGATCTGGTGCAGGACGCCGTCCTTTACGCGCAGGAGCTGCTGCAGGCCAGACCGGTCGCGGTCCCGGCGGGGGCTGCCGCAAGCCGGTGCCGCGACTGCAGCGGGATCATTCCCGAAGCCCGCCGCCGGGCCATGCCGGGGGCAATCCGCTGCCTGCCCTGTCAGGAGGCGGCAGAGTGACCTTGAGCGATGTGAAGGAATGGGCGGGCATTGCCGGTCTGCTGGCCCCGATTGTTCTGGGGGCCATGCTCTGGTGGCTGTCTCAGCGGTTTGCGACCAAAAGTGCGATCGAACGGGTCGAGGCGGAACTGGATGACACCGCCAAGCGTCTTGCTGCGGTTGAACAGCGCCTCAATGCCCTGCCGACCGCCAGCGAATTTGCCCAGCTTCGGGAAACGCTGGCACGGGTTGAAGCCATGACAGAGGCCAACGAAGACCTGTTGCGCACCATTCACCGGCATCTGCTGACGAGTGACCGATGAGTTACACCGATTCCTTTTTCCGCGATCTGCGGCTGGCCATCCTGCGCTGTCTGCTGGATTTACCGGCCGAACCGGTCAATGACAGTCTGCTGTACAAGCGCCTCAAGGCGGTGCGTCACCCGGCCGACCGCGATCAGTTTGATGCTCAACTGGCGTGGCTGTCATCGCAGGGGCTGATCCGGCTGGAGCGTATTCACGACGCAGGCCACCTGATGGAGGCCGAACTGCTGTTTGATGGCGAGCAGGTTGCCAGAGGGACACGGCAGCATCCGCATATCGATGCTCCCTCCCGGCCGCGTGCCCGTCCCCGGTCCTGACATGTCGCGCAGATCAAGCCTGTCGCGCCTGCCGACCGCTATTCGCGCGGCCGTGGATGATGCCCTGCGGGACGGGGCGACGATTGACGAGATCGTCACGCTGCTGCAGGGGCTGGGGCGCACCGCCAGCCGGTCTGCCGTCGGGCGGTATGCGCAGGACGCCCGGCGACTGATGGAACGGACGGAACGGTCGCGGGAGATGGCCCGCATCATGGTGGGCCGGATCGCCGATGACCCGGAAAGTGACATGCTGCGCGGGATCAGCGGGATTCTGCAATCGGTGCTGTGGGAGTTCATGGACCCGGTGGACGAAGGGCAGCGGCCGATGCTGACCCCGAAGGATTTTCACGATCTGTCCAAAGCCATCCATCATCTTCTGTCGGCCGACAAGGTCAATGCCGAGAAATCCCTGAAGCTGAAAGACGAAGCCCGCAAGCAGGCTGAAGCTGCCGCTGTGCAGGCTCTGGAAACCACGGCCCGCAAGGCGGGGCTGACGAAGGATACCATCGCCAGCATCAAGGCGGAGTTTCTGGGGATGGCCCGCTGATGCCGCTTGACGGTTCGCCCGCAGACCTGTCCCGGTTGCTGGCGGATGAGCCGCTGCTGCTGGAGTATCAGCAGCGCTATCTGGATACGGTTTCCCGCCATGCCGTGACCATCGTCGAAAAATCACGCCGCATCGGTTTCACCTGGGCGACCGCCGCCGATGCGGTGCTGACCGCCGCCGCCGGTAAATCGGCGGGCGGCATGGACGTTTATTATCTTGCCTATGAAAAGGAGATGACGCGGGAGTTTATCGATGTCTGCGCCCAATGGGCGGCGGTCTTCGAGCACGCCTGCGAGGCAGTGCAGGAAGAAATAGTGCGTGATGGCGACAAGGATATTCTCGCCTTCCGGATCAAGTTTGCCAGCGGCTATGACATTGTCGCCCTGTCCTCCAGTCCCCGTGGTCTGCGCGGCAGGCAGGGCAAGGTCATCATCGACGAGGCTGCTTTTCACGACCGGCTGGAGGAGGTGCTTAAAGCCGCCCTCGCCCTGCTGATCTGGGGCGGCAAGGTCATTGTGATCTCCACCCATGACGGCGTCGAAAATGCGTTTTATCGGCTGGTAAAGGACGCGGAAACGGGGCGGTCCCCCCACGGTCACGTCAAGGTTACGTTCGATGACGCCATTGCCGCCGGTCTCTATCGCCGCATCTGTCTTGTCACCGGCACGGACTGGAGCCCGGACGGCGAGGCTGCGTGGCGGGCGGGCATCATCGCGCAATATGGCGACGGGGCCGATGAAGAACTGCACTGCATCCCGCGTGAAGGTGGCGGCAGCTGGATCAGCCCCGATGACATCGAGCGCGCCACCGATGCCGATGCCGGTCTGCCGGAGCTGTATCGCGGCGGTCCGGCCTATGGCGGCAATGACATTGCCCGCCGCAGGGACCGGTGGGTGCTGACAGTGCTGGAGCAGGTCGGCAGCCAGCTGATTCTGCGGGATGAGACGGTGCTGCAGGACGAAAAATTTGCCACCCATGAAGCGGTCGTTGCCGGGGCGATGGCCGGTTACCGCATTCTGCGGCTGGCGATGGACCAGACCGGCATGGGCGAGATGCCGGTGGAGCGGGCCAAAGATGCCTATGGCGACAGGGTGGAGGGCGTGGTCATGTCCGGCCCCCGCCGACTGGCCGTGGCATCGGCGGCACGGGCGGCTTTTGAAGCGGGCATCATCCGCATCCCCAACGATCCGGCGCTTAAATCCGATCTGCGCAAACTGCGCCGCGTCGGCGGGGCCACCGGCGCACCGCGTCTGGTGACCGGCCGCGATGCCAGCGGCCATGCCGACCGGGCATGGGCCTTGTTTCTGGCCATCGCCGCCGCCGCCGAACCGGTCGCCGAATATGACTATCGGCCTGTCGCCCGGCGGACCGACTGGGGCGGCAGCAGCCCGGCGGTGGGCGGCAGCCTGTTCGGCGGGCGCTGGTTCAATGACGCTTGAAGGGGCTTTTAAATGGCATTGATTGATCCGGTGACCGGTCGCCCATTTGACCGGAACGCCATCGGCAGACCCCTGACTGTGCGTCCGCTGCCCGCGCGCAAAACAACAGGCACGCTTGATCCGGTCAGGATCGGCCGGGCGCTGAAGGATGCGGATCAGGGGCGGATCAGCCAGCTGATCGAAATGGCTGTGGCAATTGAGGATGCCGACTGGCAGTGGCGCACGGTCATACAGAAACGCAAGCTGGCCGTGATCGGCCTGCCATTGCGGATTGAAGCCGCCGGGGATGACGCGCGCTCGCAGGCGGATGCCGAGCTGATCCGGATGCTGGTGGTCCGGTCGGGCTTCAGGCGGCTGATCTATGATCTGCTGGATGGTATCGCCAAAGGATTCGGCGCGGCGGAAATCGACTGGCGCAAGGAGGGCGCCTTGTTTCTGCCCGCCCGCTATGTGCGCCGCGATCCGCGCTATTTTGTTTTTGCAAAGGATGATCCGGACCGTCTGCTGTGGGCCGGTGCTGGCGGCGGAAGCCCGGTTGAACCGGATGTCTGGAGCCTGATCGTCCATCGGCCGATGCTGACGAGCGAACCGGCCGCCCGCAGCGGGCTTGCCCGGCAGGGTTTATGGCTGTGGATGTACAAATCCTTCGGGCTGCGCGAATGGGCGGAATTTCTGGAAGCCTATGGCCAGCCGATCCGTATCGGCAAATGGCATGCCGGGGCTGATGAAACCCAGAAAGCGGTGCTGCGGCAGGCCGTGATGGATCTGGGGGCGCTGTCCGGCGTCATCATTCCGCAGGGGATGGAGATTGGTTTCGAGCATGTCGGCAGCCGGTCCGATCCGAAACTGCATCTGACCCTGCTGCAATATCTCGATCAGGCCGCCTCGAAACTGGTGCTGGGCGAAACCACCACCACGGATGCGATTTCCGGCGGTCATGCCGTCGCGCAGGAACATAACGAGGTACGCGGCGATATCCGGGATGCCGACGCCGAGGATATTGCCGAAACGCTGGCGCGTGATCTGATCCGTCCGGTGATCGACATCAACCGGGGACCGCCGCCGGGAGGGCTCTATCCCCGGCTGGTGCTGGCCGCCGCCAAGGCAACCGACCTTGCAGCCATGACCGGTCTGCTGAAGGAACTGGTGCCGCTGGGGCTGCGGGTTGAACAATCGGTGGTCCGCGACCGCGCCGGTCTGCCGGACCCCGGCCCGGACGCCCGCTGGCAGGATCTGCTGATGCCGCCGCCCCGGCCGGAGGAGACAATTCCGGCCGCCGATGGCCCCGCCGCCCATACCGCCCGGCACGGTCGTGAGGCGATGGCGCGGTCACCCCGCGCCGGGGAAACAAAGGCGCGGTCACCCCGCGCCGGGCAAACAATGGCGCGGATTGACCGCATGATCGGGCGGTTGGACAGGGAGGCTGGAGATGTCACTGAGGGCTGGCTGGATGAAATCCGCTTCTGGCTGGCGCAGGCCGAGGCGGACGGGCTGACCCTGTCCCAGACCCGCGACCGGCTGCTGGACCTCTATCCGATGCTGGATGCCGATGATCTGGGCAGTCTGCTGGCTGAGGCGATGCTGGCGGCTGATCTTCTGGGGCGGCAGGACGCGCAGACATGACAGTGCGCCCGGAAGCGCTGCCCTTCGGCGAGGCTATCGATTTTCTGCGGCAGAAAGTCAATCTGCCGACGGAAAAATGGACCGATCTGGAGCGGGGGCAGCATGCCCGCGCCTTTACGGTTGCCGGGGCGACCAAGGATGCGCTGCTGGCGGATTTCCGGCAGTCCGTTGACCGGGCGATTGCCGAAGGGCGGACACTGGCCGACTTCCGCAAGGATTTTGACCGGATCGTCGCCGCCCACGGCTGGAGCTACAAGGGTGGACGCAACTGGCGCAGCCGGGTGATTTACGACACCAACATGCGGATGGCCCATGCCGCAGGCCGCTGGGCTCAGATTCAGGCGGTCAAGGCGGATCGTCCCTATCTGCGCTATGTCGCCATTCTGGATGCCGATACACGGGCGGATCATCGCGGCTGGCATGGCACCATCGCCCATGCCGATGATGTCTGGTGGCATACGCATTACCCGCCTTGCGGCTGGCGTTGCCGCTGTACGGTGCAGGTGCTGGGGGCAGGTCAGCTCAAGGCTTATGGCGTGATGCCGGACAACCTGCCGCCGACACCGCCGGTCGTGATCAATCCCGCCACCGGCACACCGGTCGGGATCGACAAGGGGTTTGATTACAATGTTGGCCGGGCCAGCATCGGCTCGCGGATGGCGGAGGCGGAATATCGCCAGTATCAGGAGATGGGGTCCGCCGCCTGGCGCGACATGCCGGGACCGCCGCCGCCTTTACGCGACCCTGTGCCGTTTGACCCTGTGCCGGATACTTCCGGACCGTCGGTTCTGACCCGTGAGGATATGGTTGATGCCGTTTCCCGGCTGTTCGGCGGGGCGGAGACCAGCGTGCAGCTGCCGGACGGCAGCCGGGTGCTGATCGATGCCGATTGGCTGGGCGGGCATATCATGAAAAATCCGCAGCGCGCTCAGTTTCTGCCGCTCTATAAAGCGGCGCTGACCGATCCTTATGAGGTCTGGCAAATCTTTCAGGAACATGTGGCAACCGGGCAGGTGCGGCTGGAAAAGCGGATCATCCGGGGTTTCAGCCTTGGATCTTCCGATAAATATCTTCTGGCGGCCTTTCAGACGCGGGGCGGCCATCTGGTGTCATGGACCCTGTTCCCCACCAGCAGGCGGGCGGATATTGACAAACGGCGGCGGGGGCGGCTGGTTTTTGGCAGATGAGGCTGCCGGCAACCGTCACCGTCAGCTACAGGCGAGAGGCATGGGATGACGGCATCCGCCCTTCGCCTTAGAAAAAACTATACGATGCTTTGCACCGGTCCGCAAGTGCCCCTGCCGGGCCGTGTGGCGCTTCAATTCGCGTTTTAAAAACTTTTCCGGCTCTTGGCCGCCCGTCGGCCTTTTCCCTCTTCCACGGGCTTTAAATCAGCCCGGCTTGACGCACACCCGGCACCGGCGGCAGGATCGGCGCGGCCGGGGGAATGTCTGCGGTTTCAGGGGACATGCCCGCCCCATGATCCGCTGCCGCCGCCTGAGGCAGCATGCCCGGCATGACACTGCAAGCCCGCCATTTTCAGCCCCTGAGCTTCGCCGGAAATACCGACGGGGAGGCCGCCGCCGTCCCGGCGCGAATCCAGCTGCTGCCATCCGGTGTTTTCAGCGGCATCGACGGACGCGGTCCTTATCGCGTGACCGACATGACCGGTCTGATCGCCGCATCAACCGGCCCCATCATCATCGACATCAATCATGCAACCGATCTGGCTGCCGTCGCCGGGCTGGAAGCCCCCGCCGTCGGCCGGGTGACCGGTCTGGTTCCGGGAGAGGACGGCAGCCTGTGGGCTGAAGTGATCTGGGGACCGCGCGGCGAACAGGCGCTGAAGCACCGCGAATACTGGGGCATCAGTCCGGTCTTCGATCGTGACGAAGCAGGCACTGTTCTGCGGCTGCTGCGTGCCAGCCTGACCAACATACCCAACCTGCGGCTGGCAGCCCTCAACAGCCGCGCTCAACCGAAGGATGACCCCATGCCGTTTGCCGATGCCCTGCGCACGGTCTTTGGTCTGGATGGCAAAGCCGATGAGGCTGCGCTGCTGGCCCATGCGCGTCTGCTGACTGATCGTGCCGCCACCCATGGCCGCATGGCCAAGGCGCTGAACCAGCCCGAAGATGCCACCACCGAATGCCTGATGACCGCCCTCAATGCCGCCCGGCCCCAGCCGGTCGGGGAAGTTGCCGAGGTCAGGGCCCTTCAGTCGCAGCTGGATGCCCTGCGGGCGGAACGGACCGCTGAACAGGTGACGGCTGCCGTTGACGGCGCCATTGCCGAAGGCCGCGCCCTGCCGGGGGAACGTGAGACGCTGGTGGCCCTGTGCGCCGCAAGCGGGATCGAAAAATTCCGCGCGGCCATGCAGGCGCGTGCCCCGGCCCTTCCGCCGCCCGCCCGGCATCGGCAGCAGCCCGATCCGGTGGCGGGGGAAGATGCGGGCGCCCTTGGTCGCCGTGCCGCCGCCTTCCGGGCGCAGCAGCAGGCAAAAGGCATTGCCCTGACAATTACGCAGGCCGTCGCCCATTGCCAGAAGCACCCGGAGGCAGGCCAATGATCAAGACCCGCAATGCCGCCGCCGCCGTTGCCGCCTTCCGGCTGCTGGCCTTCACCCCGACCGGGGATGCGGTAACTGCCACACCCGGCAGTGCGCCGATGGCGGCCAGCGGTTCACGTCCGTCAGCAGCAGGCGGACGGATCGACATGATTCTGTCCGGTCCCGTGACGCTGGTCGCCGGGGCCGCGGTACAGCCGGGCGATCCGCTGGCAGCCGATGCGCTGGGGCGGGCCGTTCCGGCCCCGGCGGGCAGCCGTTATGGCGCTTTTGCGATGGAAGCGGCCGCGCCCGACGAACAGTTTCTCGCCCATCTTCAGCCCGGCTTCCGCCCGGCCTAAGGAGCGTCCATGCCTGAGTTTGTTCAGTCGGCGGAACTGACCGCCATCGCGGTCGGCTACCGCAATGCCGACTTCATCGCCGATCTGGTGCTGCCGCGTGCCGGGGTCGGGTCGGCCGCTTTCCGGTTCACCCGCTATGAGGTCGCCGGGGCTTACACGGTGCCGGACACCCGTGTCGGGCGGACCAGCCAGCCCAATACCATCGACATCCGGGGGGATGAAGCCTCGGCTGCGGTCGAGGATTTCGGACTGGATGCCCCGCTGCCCAATGATGATGCCGCCCGGATCACGACGCTGGATGCCAGGGGCGCGCTGACCGAACGGCTGACCGACCTTGTCATGCTCGACCGGGAAAAACGGGTTGCGGCCTTTTACGCCGACCCAGCCCATTACGCGCCGGAGTATGTGGAGGCCCTGTCCGGGGCATCCATGTTCAGCGATCCGGCCAGCGATCCCCTGGACTGTCTGCTGGCGGCACTGGACGAACCGCTTGCCCGACCGACCGAAATGATCATGGGGCAACCGGTCTGGAGCGTTCTGCGCCGCCATCCCCGTCTGGTGAAGGCCCTGCGGAATGATACCGGCGAAGGCGCAATCACCCGTGAACAGCTGGCCGAACTGCTGGAAATCAAAGCGGTCCATGTCGGTGTCAGCCGGGTCAATACCAACCGGCCCGGCAAGGCCCCGGCGCTGGAACGGGTCTGGGGCAATTTCATTGCGCTCCCCTTTATCGACCGGAGCGTCGATTTTTCGACCGCCGGGGTCACTTTCGGACTGACCGCCCAATGGGGCGACCGGGTGGCCGGGGAGATTGAAGACCCCGACATGGGGCTTCGCGGCGGTGTGCGGCTGCGCAGCGGCGAATCGGTCCGGGAAGTCTCAATCGCCCCGCACGCGGGATACCTTCTGCGCAATGTGGTGCAGTCATGAGCGGCCGGTCCACCTATGTCGTGGGGCCGCACCGTCTGCGCCATGACGGCCGCGTATATCAGCCCGGCGATCA